GAGCATCTAGCGTGGCCTGTGCGTCCATTCTGTCCTCAAGGGCAAGGGCAAGGTCTCTCTCAGTTATCTCTAAGTATTCTGTAAGCAGGCTAATGCGCTTCTTGCAAGCTCTAAGTTTATTGCGACATTGCTTTGCCCTATCCTGTGCAGACTCATAAAGCATATCTAATCGCTCATTTTGCGCTACCAGCTCAACAATCTTGGCGTTCAGTATCTCCACCAAGGTTTTACCACAATGGACACATTCCGCTGGATCGTACTGAGTCCCCATTAATTCATGTTTGCATTCATTCACTCCAGTACTCCCGTAATCCTACTAGGGGTATGGTATCTACCCCGAAAGGTCTAAGTGCCAACAGCCACAGCGCCGCCAGCATCATTACTAAGTAGTAGAAGGGGCGTGGTACCCAGTTAGCCTCTCGTATAGGATTAGGCAACGGCTCGTCTACGTCCCGCGTCATCACTATCTCTACGTCCCCATCGTTCTCGATGAAGTTGGCGTACATAGGTACGCCGAACAGCAAGACCAAGTGAGTGTAGTTATCCCGTATCTCTTTACGGGTAAGGTGAGGGAAGAACAACATCTATAACTTCTCCTTCTTAGCAGACTCCGCTACTTTACGTTTGATGTGAGGACGTACCTGCTCTCGCAGCTCGTCCGAAAGGAACTCGTCGTACCAAGCCTTGGCTGTAGCGAAGCCATCCCGATTGTACTTCTCAAGATACACGTCGGCTAGGCGTCCTAGGTACTTCCGATGATACATCATGTCTTGTTCTTAATCTCCTGTATAAGCTCAGCAAACTCGTCCTCTAGTTGAGTGACGATCTTGCTTGCGTTCCAGTTAGACGTAAGCCATCCGAATAGGAACCCTATTCCTAGGGCTCCTACTCCTCCGACCCACAGCAGTAAGCTTGTGTCGTAGTCTATGTTCATATAATTATTCCTTATCTATTAGCGTCAGTCGCTCGGGACGGGCAGGCTCCGTATCAAAATCTTTACCTAGGTGAGTGGCGAGAAGCATAACCTTCTCGTCCAGTTGCTTAAACTTACCAACCATACTCACAATAGTGTTCCTCTGTATTCGTATATCCGTCCTCGCATCACACAGTTTCGTTTCTAAATCGAAAAGACGATCTCTGCACTTATCATTAAAAAACATCAGCCACTACCTCGCGTTTATTAATCCTGAGTGTTTTTGGTTAAGAGTACGTATGTTGGTGCGGCCCCTCATCTGGTGTCCGCAGTCGGCACACTCGTACCCGAGGTACAGCCCTTGTGTTCCTGCCGCTACCGTACCGCCAGTCGGGCGCACGTTGTGGCTGTTGCACACGGTACAGGCCATGTTGTCGTTAGACGTGGTAAGGTTCATGTTGGGGTGCAAGTGATCCCAAGCACGCAGCTTAAGGTACACCTTTTCCAACAGGATAACATCCTTGGCATTGTATTCCTCCATCGTACTCCACGCACCTGCGTCGCCTTGCAGTACAGCCTGCCACAAGGGCAGCCCGTCGTGCTTGAGCTTGCGCTCGTTAAGCAGTACACGTGCTAAGAAGTCTAGCTTGTTGGACGTGAATCCAAAGATACGTTTAGCAATCTTCAACGTATCAATAGAGCGGTACGGTGTGGTAGGTGCCAGTCCGTTGAGCACGAAGCGGGTGTTCATCTTCTTGATGTCGAAGTTGTCCCCGTTATGTGCTACCACGTACTCCGCCTCGCACAGCAGACGGTGCAGATCAGTAAGCAGGGCCTTATCATTCTCACTGCCGGGCTTGTAGCCTTTGTACATGCGCAGCGATTGAACCATGGTGTCCTTAGGATCAGACCCCAGCCACTTAGCAGACCATGATAACATGTACCAGTCAGTTATGATCTGGTCTATGTTACGTACCTCGTCCCACATCCTCCAGATGTGTGACAGCAGAGGTGCTGTCTCGATGTCGAGTACAAGCACTTTCGGATAGTCATCCAGTACAGCTATGTCCCCTGCTTCTATTGCAGCCCGTTTTGCAGCGCTAATAGCGCGGTCAATCGTGCGCCTATTAACGTTGAGCTTAGTCGCAGCCTTGCTAGCCGACCCGTATTTGAGTACTGCGTCTATGTACTCCCCTTGCCTAGCTGTGCCATGCGCTTTAAGCGCGGGCTTCAATACGTCTATTGTCATTACTTATTCCCCGGAAGTTTAATTTCTAGTTGCGTAGCAGGGGTCATAAGTCCGACCTCCCCTAGCATGCGTATGTGTGATAAAAACACGTTCCCTCCGTAGGATGAAGTGTCCACCCTAGTAATATGGTCGAGCCGTGATCCGATACTTCGGAGCATGCTCTTTACGAGAACATCGAAAGGTTCTCCATACTTGAATACGATCCCGCCTGTTTTCCAATCAGGTGAGAAGGTCGCGTCTACTTCTTCTGTATGTGAAGGATGGTACGCATAAACTGTCTCACCTTCCTTAGCAAACGCATTCGATACAAGCCCTTGCCTATCATTTAGAACTAGCCGTGTGACGGTTGTTCCCATGAAGTGTTATCTCCTGTGTTATTATTTGTTTTGCACTGGCGATGCGGTCGTTGACGGATGTCACGTACCACTCTCGCTCTACCATTAGTTCCTCGAACTCGGCCTCCGCCGCTTCGAGAGCATCAAGAACGTGCAGCAGGTCTGTCTTCGTCACTCTCTGTGTCTCCTTCTGTGGCATCTTCCGCATCCCATGGCAATTCATATACTGGATCGTTAGCCGCATCAGGGTACGTAGGGAGCACACCGGATAACTTGTCTACTAGCTCGTACGCAAACTCCTCCAGTGTTCCATTATTATACACTACACGGTCGATCATGTCTACGCTCACGCCCGCCTCTGACCCGTGTGGAGCATCCCCAACTACATCGGGCACGTCGTCTCTCTTAATCTCAACTAGAGTCGCCCCCAATTCTTTCAGTGCCGTCGCTTCATTGTCGAAGCGTACATCAGTGATCACAATGATCACACCGGCAAAGCCATGATCAAGAATCATGGAATACTTCTTGATACGTTCGAGCATGCAGGCAATCCAGATGTCATCCTTAATAGTCTGCCTACCCCACTCAGTTCCAAGTGTTTGCAGTAGCTTACGCGGAGAGGCCCCTATCTCTGGTATGAGTTCTTCCTTTAACTCTCCGTCAATGTACGGCTGTAACGTGGCAGGGTTCATGATCTCTCCCTTACCGAAGAAGTCTAGGAGCATAGCTACCATGCTCTTGAGTGGTGCCGCGAAGGCTTCCAAACCTAAGGCATAGGAGTACTCAAAGTCCACTGTAGCAGTGTGGTTCAGGATGTGCTGGTGGATACAGCGTGCTGCCGTATCCTTACCACTACGTGCCTTGCCTGTTAAGCCTATGATTTTAATACGTTTATCCATTAATCCATAACTCCCTCGATAGTGTGTTGTACGTGTACATAAACTGTGACACAGCACCGTACTCATAGATATTGTGCTTGACGTTGAGATGCTCTACTAGCCATGTCTGTATAGTGTCATGAGTGTCTTGTTCGAACTCATGAGTGGGACGTAAGTAGTAGCTCTCCCACTTAGCCATGCGCTTGTCTAGCTGAGACATATAGGGGCTCTTAATGTAGGAGCCATTACGTACTAGTCCACTGTTCGGAAACAGCACGTCGAATATAGTGCCAGTGATCTTGTCCTCAAACGTAGACAGATCGGGAAACACTTCCTTCATGGGGAGTATGATGTCTCCTGTGTACGCCTCGCCAGCGTCGTGCAGCAATGCCTCTAGCTTGTGGGCCGGTGTCTCGGCCAAGCGAGCACCTATAAGTGAGTGCTGCAACACGGAGAAGGGCTTCTCTGTATGCCCATTAAAGCGCATGATGTTTTGTAGGGCGTGCGCTATGTCTTTCAGGTTAACCATATCTGGCGTAAAGTTTGCTAAGTCTACTGCGATGTTCCCCATCGTATGCATTACTCCTGAGCTGCGGTCGCTTCCAGTATCCACGATTCCGGTACCTCCCCTACCGCGTACGGTATCCCACGGCGTTCGCACCACTCGCTGTAGCGTGTCTTCGACCCTTTGTTTAGCTTCTCGTCGCTCTGAAACAGCATACGAATATCGAGCTTCGGATTCTGCTCCAGCACCAATGCCATCTTTTTGCGGTCTGATAATGTCCATCTCCCTTTCGTCTCTATGTATATGCCGTTAAGCTTGAAGTCAGGATTGTACTTACGTGTCTGTGCAGGTACAATGTACATGATGACATCTTTCTCAAACTCAAAGGGCACGTTGGCCGCGTCCAATTGCTTAGCAATCTGAACTTCATATCCACTACGGTACGTGGTTCCGTCATACACTGTGTTTCTAATACGTCTGCTCACACCTTACCCCCGACTTTCAATAGCGTGTACAATTCCTTGAGAATTAAATCAAGGGTTGCCGTACGTTCTTTACCATCCTTATCTATGTACACTACATCTCCTGTTGGTGCGTTGTATGATACGACGTACTCGGGACAGTTATCTCCCTTTAAGTAGTCTGACCACATAGACTTTACTATAGCCCACAGAGCTTTAGGGTCTCCGTATGCGGGCTCAAGTGACCGCTTAGCAGTGACAGGTCCTACCTTCACTATGCCCGGAATGTTATCCGTGCTATCTCCCGTAAGCATTTGCATCATGAGGTTAAAGAAGGCGGTGTCATCAGACACCAGTACCTTTTCATCCTTCACGAAGTTGTAATGCTTTCCGGGAATCTGTAGTAAGTCTTTGTCTACTGATGCGATGACTGTCTCCTCGCCCTTCTCTGTTGCTTCAAGCTGGTAGTTAGCCAGCTCGTCGTCTGCCTCTAGATTAGGCGTGATGATTGCCGAGTGGTGGTCTATGAGATACTTATGTATCTCGTCGATGTGCAAGGGCCTACGGGCGTTGTCACGGTTCCCCTTGTACTTAGCTATAGTAGCTAAATCATGGCGAAAGTTCTCACGGCCTGACAGGAAGACTCTGTACTCAGTAGCCCCACACCCTGATACTATGTTAGCTATCAGGTGCTTGACTGTACTAAGTACAAAGTTCAACGGCTCTACCTCAAGCTTGGAACTCCACGAGTACTCGACGTCAGGATGCTCCTTAGTCCACGTGTTCATAGAACTCTTAGAGTCAAAGTGGATTAGGGTTCCTAAGCTAAACTCACCTGAGGGGTCAGCGTCCACGGACAGGTCATACTTCTTATGCTCTGCTGCAAACCCTGCCCTGTAGGCTACAATGTCGCCGTCAATTAACACTGTACGTGTCATATCAGTTCAACGTCGAGCCTGCTGGCATAGGCTGGGGAGGATTCGCATCCGACTCAAAGCGATCTGCCAATAACTTAGCCGTGTATATACGACGCGTCTCTGCTTCACGTACGCCCGTCTCGGTGTTGAACACACCGTATCCGTACACGGATTCCCCAAGCACAGGGTCCACGAACTCGACAAGACTCACATTAAACAGGGAGTTCTCAT